GCAGCTGCCACAACAGCGGGCGCCGGCTGCGCTACGGGCGCTTTTTCCTTGCGCTGACCTTTTTCTATCGCTGCCTTGACCTCTAGGCAGGGGTCAGATGCTTGGCCTGGCTCATCGGATCCCGCGATATGTCGCTGGATGTAGGCCGGCAAACCCTCAAAAACGTCGCAGGCGATTTTGCTTGCGTTGCAGCTGTCACCGCTAAACTCCAAGCAATAATCGTCCAGCTCGAAAATCTCTTGCGGATTTACGGTGTCACACCCACGCGATGGCTTAAGCTTAGTTTGGAAGATGTTCACAACGTTAGCGAACTGACCATCGGGTGAGTGCTTGACCTCCAGACGACACCGGGCGCCGAGTAGATTGGAGCTTTCAAAACCAGCCTCTTCTTCTTTGGTCAAACTTTCGCCTTTCCAGCCCACCAAATGCTTGTGGAGATTACTACGTTCGTCCGTTGACCAGGTATACATATTACCGATCGTCATAGGACGGCCGTCTTCCATTGGCAGCTCCGGGAGCTCCCAAAAAATGTGACCGACATGTCTGTTGCCTTTACGAAACTGGTTCTCTTGATACCGCGTGCCCGCGTCTGCTACCCGAAAACAGATTGCCTCATGTTGCCCTTCCGGCACTTTCTGGTAATCTCCGCCACCGCCGCCTGTTATCTTGCCCATAAGTATTTATCCTTGCTCGTTTGTACAAATGTGGAATATATTCCAATTTTTTACAATTTCAATCGGAAAATGTGATGGGGCTAATAAAAAACTCTGGCGGGCCGCAAAAAGACATGAGCAGGCCACTTTCTGGGTCGAAACGGCAAAGTTTTTTAGATTTCCTGACCGAACACGACATGCAGCTGATTCCGGGCGAAGCGCTCGTTGAGCATGGCCGCGGTCGCACAGTTAGCGCATACAACGGACACCAGCCGAAAAACAAAGGTTGGTATTTACTGTACCTGCATCAAGAACACCCGGTTGGTTTTGTGTTCGATTGGCGCGAGGGTGAAAGATACCTGGCACGCTGGCAACCCGAAGGCGTCGAAACGCTCACCGACGAACAAAAGCGAGTCGAACGGGAGATCATCCGGAAACATCAAGCAGAGCTGGCCGCAGAACGAGCAGAGAAACATGCTCGAGAGGCAGAGGTAGTGCGAGCTATTTGGAGTCAGGCCGCACCAATAGACACACACCCCTATCTCGAAGCGAAACAGGTGCGAAGCCATGGTTTGCGTTTGAGCCCAGGACCCGACTTCGAAGGCTATCTGTTGATTCCGTATCGAGACGAAACGAAACAGATTGTGACGCTTTCTTATGTCAATCAGACCGAGGATGGTTCAAAAAAGTTCTGGCATAAGGGCGCAAAACGCACAGGCACATACAGCCTTATCGGACCTGAAAAACTGCGCGATTCGCCAGCCCGGATCAACTACGTCGAAGGGTACGCGAGTGGCGCCAGCTGGTACGAACATATTTGTGAGGAGGAACCCATCGTCGTTTGCGGAGATGCAAATGGCATGAAACAAGTGCCAAAGACGTTCTACGAATGGTATCCCGACAGCGTACACGTCTTCATTGCTGACAATGACGAGAGCGGCACTGGACAAGCGGCTGCGCTCGTCGGGGCCAATGAAGTCAAAAGGCTTGGTGGTGAGGCGGAAACCATCGTGCCTGGTGACGTTGGTGAGGATGCAAACGATGCATTCAATGCCGGTAAGCTCGTTGACCGGGACCATCGAGAAGACGCGGTATCGGTGGATTACATCCGAAGCGCGACACAACGCGTAATGCCGATTGCCGAGAATTATCTAACGCTGGTAAAGAAAAACTCTATCGACCTGGCCTACAACGTCATTAAAAAAGAAATGACGATAAACGTGCCCGATCAAGAGTTTATCCACGATTTGGAAGAGGACGCTATCCTGGCGTATCTCGAAAACCAATGCATACTCGATAGCTTGCCCCACGATCGACTACGCGTGAATATTCCCTTACTGGCTCGAGAATATAATCCGGTGAAAGAGTGGATCGAGGAGTTCGTTTGGGACGGCAAAACACGGATCCCGGAGCTGCTCGCCACCGTGGAGAGTGAAGACGAAAGCCTGAAAGAAATACTGATGCGCAAATGGCTGGCCGGTTGCGCAGCTGCTGCTTGCTTACCTGACGGTGCGAACACTGAGGGGGTGCTGATCTTCGTCGGCAAACAAGCCTTGGGGAAAACGCAGTGGTTGAAAAAACTGGTGCCTGACCGCTCCTGGGTGCTCGAAGGCGCGACATTGAACCCATCAGACAAAGACTCAGTGAAGCACGCAGTATCTCACTGGCTGGTCGAACTCGGGGAGATGGGCAGCACATTCAAAAAAGACTTGAACCAATTGAAAGCGTTTTTGACAAAAGACAAAGACGAACTACGCCTGCCATATGGACGAAGCTTTTCGAGTTATCAGCGACGCACCAGTTTTTACGGAAGCGTGAACGAAAGGGAGTTCCTGGTGGATCCCACGGGTAACCGCCGGTTTTGGGTAGTGCGCTGCAATCACATCAACTGGCGTCATTCAATCGATATTCAACAACTGTGGGCCGAGGTCATCTACGAGGTGCGCCAAGGCAAACAAACCTGGCGACTCACAGAGCAGGAGATTGAACGCCTACAGGCAAGTAATGAGATATCCCGGACGCAAAGTGCGGTTGAAGATTTATTGCTGCAACAAATCGATTTCGAAGGGGTGAATACCAAGCCGGTGCAGATGGCAAAACTTTTAGGAGATGTCGGCCTCAAGGCCCCGAGAATGGCTGACTACAAAGAGGCCGCGCGGGTTTTACATGATCATGGGATACGGCCTCGTAAGTCCCACGGCAAGAAAATATACGACGTGGACTATACCCCATTAGACACCCCCACTGTACCCCACTATACCCCCGACTTTTGAGGGCGGGGGTATAGCACTATACCCCCTCACCCCATCGATATTTGGCGTAAAGCCCCGTGCGACAAGGGAAATTTACGGGGGTGGGGTGGGGTACAGTGTTACAAGACTTATGGGAAGTTAATAATTATAAGGGAAATAGCTGTAAAACAGGCGTAGAAAGGGGTGAAATGGGCTCTCAGAAGTTCAGAGTGATTTAGGGTGCCCCCTCACCCCCGGGAGGAAAAAGATGGAAAGTTTCATTTATGATATGCGGGCAGACGAAGGTTCTAATTACACACGCTGGCGCTTTCAACACATCGAGGAAAGAGCCCAATACAACCTGAGCCAACTGTCCGAAAAAGAACTGCAACAAAAATTTGAGCTGAACAAAGAATGGCTGAAACAGAGAAGCGTAGAGGTCGAGGCAGACCGAAAAAAGACAAACCAAAACTGAGCAATGTGCCAATACAGTTCGAGTCGGATCCCGAACACGATTTGACAGAAATGCAGGCAGCCTTCGTTTGGCACTACACGCAAGGCGCTTGCGGACAGACCGAAGCCGCCAGGCGAGCTGGGTTCAGTTTCCCAGCTGCCTCGGCGAACAAGATGCTCAACGGGAAAGACCAACCAAACGTGACGCGCGCTATTCGCATTGCGCAAGATGAGCTGCGCGAAAAGTACGCAATCACACCGGAGAAAACCGGAACCATGCTTTGGAAAATCGCTGAGACGAGCTTCGAGAACGGTAGCTACAACGCGGCTGTATCAGCAATAAAAGAGCTCAACCAGTTGGCAGGTTTGACCATTCATAGAAGTCAAAACCTTTCGATCAATGCCAACCTCGACAAGATGAACCGGGAAGACATCAAGTCACGGTTGAACCAATTACTGGGCACAACGGACGGTTTTGACCCGAAAGACCGCTGACTACTGCGCCGGCTGAAAACCGGTTGGGATATTGAGTTTCGGCCGCCTCCCACCCCAGGCCCCAAAAAAAACAAAAAATCGATTTTTTTTTGCCATCGCCGCAAAATTTTGGCCTGCCGCGGGCTTTTTGCACATTGCCACACGTTTTTGCAACTTTTTGCAGACGGCGGTGTGCTCACAGGGGTGCCGGAAACGCTGAAACCACCCCAAACCGGGGCGCCGAGGTCCGGATCCGCCGGCATCATGGCAAAATCTGGGTCTCTATGGGTCCGAAAAACCAGATTCTAACTGTTAGATTTCGTGGGACCGGCACCCCCCAAATCGCGCACGCGTCGCAGCGCATCGCTATAGCTGAGTTTGGCACACTCAAAACAAAAAATATTTCAGCGTAAAGTCGGGACCCCTTCTCACCGGCTGGAGTCCCGGTGACATACCCGAAGGGGTCCCTGGGTGGCCCCAGGAGAGGGGAGCCGTGACAACTTGTATCACAGCGCATATGATCGCGCCATGGCTGATTCTAGGACCAAAGGCGCGACTTTCGAGCGTGACGTTGTGAAGCGAATAAATGCCTTCGCGGCTGAGAACTCGCTCGGTTTCTCGTGCAAACGAAACCTCGATCAATATCAGTCGAAAGATTTATGTGACATAGAGATCCCTGGTCATGCAGTTGAATGTAAGGCTTACAAATCTGGGTGGTGGTTTGCACCGTCATGGTGGGATCAGGTTTGCGCTTCTTGCGGTGACAAAACTCCGATTTTGATTTATAAGTTCAACAACAAACCGATACGGGTGGTGGTGCCGTTGTACGCTATCAATCAAGGGCTACCGAAAGATAATACGCGCACTGCAGTCGTTTCTTTGGCGGAATGGTTTACGATTTTGAGTGAAACTCTTGTAGGTCAGGAGCAGGCGGCGTAATGCAAAGCGCGACGGGTAAGCCGAAGAACGGCATTGCGACCATCGACCTGATTCGTTCTGCAGCACCGGACCAGCTGCAATCTCTTACTCTCGATACCTCTGTCGACGCGTTGCTACCGCCGGCCGATTCCATGGGATTGGAGGGTTTGCCTCTTGGCATGGACCGTTTCGATGTACCCATCGATCCTAGTTTAGGCCCGATAAGGCGTATTGTGCCGGAGGAAGAGGGTTTCAGGGACAAAGCAGAGCGGGCCATCGCCAGTTTATTGGGTGACGACAGGCGCGCGTTTCGTCAAGCCGAAAAAGCGCTCACCGCGGCAGAAGTTTTACCGGGTATTGGCGACGTTGCTGCAGGAGCGGATTTAGCGGACGCGTATCGATCTGGTGATACCGTTGGCATGGCGATTGGTGCGCTTGGATTATTGCCGTTGGTCGGGGGTACTGCCAAAAAGTTTGGCGACGAACTGCGGGTTTCGCTCAACTTCGATCGTGGGTTAATCCCTGACAGCGCGAGAGGTCATGGGACCCCTCAAGATTTGCTTGTTAAGGGGCTAGGTGAGAAGCCGGCGACGCCCGTTGTACAAAAATTTACACCTCAAAACCGGTTGAAGGTGTTTCAAAATTTAGAACAAGTCGAAAAAAACAATCCAGAGGCCCTGAAATCAGTCGGCAACTGGCTTCAGATGGAAAATGAGGCGTTTGGCGGTGAATTTTTGCCGGCACCACCCCTGGAGGCGATCAATTACAGCAATTCTCCCGAATTGTTGGCTGAAAAATTGCAAAAATTAACGCCAGAGCTCAAACGGGGCGTCGACGAGGGCTTTGGATACGTTCAAAACATGCGCCAGGTGTACAATTCTGGCGCTGCCACTCCTGATTTGACTGGAAGGCTCATGTTATGGGGCATTTTGAGTCGAGGTGCGGGTCCAGCGCAGCAAGAAGCTGCCTTTTTGGACGTTTTAGACGTCGCGAAGCCTTTCATTGATAAGGCGGTGGCAGGCAATTTCACGGCTGCCGATTTGAAAAGGTGGGAGAAGACTGCGAAACAGTTTTTGCCAGAGGGTTCCCCGGCGAAATCTGTCACGATGAACGTCAACGCTGCTGGTCGATTGTTGCAGGCCCTTAGTCAGCGCACAGGTCCTGGTAACCAGACGGCGCTTGGCCGTTTGCATGATTTGATGTCAGATCCTCAGGTAAAAGGGCGCCAGTTTCGCCGCGAGTTTTTCCAGCTCACCGATTCTCCGGGCATCGATAACAAAGTCGTAAGTTTCATCGGATTGGTTGGTGGCAAGGACGATATGTTGGTGATGGACCGCATACAGAGCCGTCACCTTTGGGACGACGGGAGATACGGCGGCAAAAATCTGTACGACGGATTTGTGAACAAAACTGGCCTGGTAAACGTCTTGAGTGGTCCACGGGGTCTGTTGGTTACGGAATCGATGGAGGATGGGCTCAGCGATTCTGTGCAAAAAGCATACGAAATGATTGGGCGCCCGCAAGATGCCAGCATTGGCCGCATGCATTGGGAAACCTGGGTCATCGATGGTAATCAAGCTGTCTCTCATAGCACGCTAGAATCTGTCCGACGCGGGACCCCTATTGGCGGCGGAGTTCGCGAGGGCAAGCCGGGCACGTTCTCTTCAGGCTCTACGTATCGTATGGCGGCAAACGGCCCGATCTTCGAGATACCGTTGAGTGATGGCGATCGTGTTTTGATGACGCCCGAATCGAATCAAAAGTATTTGGCAACTTTGCGTGCAAGCGGTCAAAGGGATGGTATACTTCCCCGTGGCTTCAAAGTAACGCAAGCCAAGGACAGACCATGGTATGAATTACCAGGCGTAGACAGGAGAAAAGTTGATGAGCTCGCAAAACAATTCGCCGACGCAAACCCCGACGGAAGTCTTCGATCAGGCGCTCCGAGGGCTATCCCAGGTGGGGACACCGTTTCTAAGCGACGAGGAGACTTCCTCCGCGGTCTCAGGAGCGACCGAGCAAGCGGGATCTTTCCGGGACGATCTGATGGACGAGATACTCGCAAATCATCCGGGGCTTACACGCGAGGAGTTAGATCTACAGATGAAGGAATCAGGCTTCTAGCGCTAAACCCAAACCCGGACGTTGTCTCGCAATTCGAATACGCGGGACTCAATGCGCCGGCTGTATTTGAGATAGACGCCCGCAAGAACGCAAAAGCGTACAACGAGCGCATGGTGTCTTCACTCGCGGGGAACAGCACCGCTGCTCAGGTTGAAATAAAGTCTCCTGAAGAGCTGGCTGGCATGCGGCTGTTTCAAACGCCTACCGGCAGTGGTTTTGCGATCAAGCAAGACGGGGACATCGTTGCTGTTTACGCGTCGCCAACGGAGCCTCAGCGAGGTTCCTTTGCGATGCTTGAGGCGGCGGTTGAAGCGGGTGGCCGAAAACTAGATGCGTTCAACACCTACTTACCAAACATTTACGAAACTGTTGGCTTTCGGCCGGTTTCGAAGGTCGCTTGGTCTGATGAATTTGCTCCGCCTGGGTGGGACAAAGACGTCTTCAAGCGTTATAACCAGGGCGAGCCAGACGTTGTATTTTTCGTCTATGACCCTGATTACGTTGGAAAAAATGGCGCTTTGGATTTACCTTATAGTGCCGACTATGATGCTGCGGTTGCGGTACAAGATTTGGAGATGCGCAAAATCAGCCCTCGTGTGGAACAAGTATTGTCTGGCGATGCGTCTTCGAAAATGAGATACGGTGGCGCAGTCGGTGGCCTTGGCCAGCTCAGAATGCACGGCGCACCAATCCCTCGCACTTCCGGGATAGGTCGGTTGCTCTAATCGCTCTGTTCTACGTGGAACAAGTGCTCGCCAGAGAACTCTGCTGTGACTTTCACCTGAACCTCTTGGTCGAGCTGTAAGGCTTCGATAATCACGTCTTCAATCAGCTGTTCCAGCTCATCGAGGTCGACAAGAGTTTTGACCGTAACCTCAGCGGTTAGGCTTACCTTTCTCATCTACGTTTCTGTCCTCCCGCCACTGCTTGATGATGTACTTCGCCTCCGGGCCAGCGTCGTGCTGTTTGTTCAGCACATGTTCGAACAATCTCTGAGCCTTTTCTGAGGTTATGTCGTGCGTCATCAATAGCACAGTTTCATCGAGCGTTTTGAAATATTTTTCCATGTCATTCTTCATCTGAGTTTTCATCTTTTGTGAGAACGTAATCTTTGGTCACGATCCCGTACTTTGCGTCTCCGCGTTTATGCTCTGCGATCCAGACTCTCCTTATCGGCTTTTTGTTTTCATCGCGAAAAGTTCGATAATGGCCGGAGACAGTGTGCAGCGCCGTCCCGAACTGTCGTGTTCTTTCTGGCTGTTTGCCTTCCATAAGCTGCTTTTCTTTCGGAAGCTTGATAGCCATTTTGTAGTGCCGGTTCCGCGGCATCGTTCGGGTGCTGACGTTTTTTGTGCCTTTTTCTCGAGCGATTGGTTCTTTGATGACCCAATCGTAATTTCGCATAGCGACGAAGGCGACAAGCATTTGCCAGCTGATGATCATCGCCTGAATGTTGACATCATTTCGCAGGCCTTGAAAAAAAGCGTTCACGCCTTCAGCAGGATTGCTATTCAAGTAGGGGACGGGCCCTGGCATGGCAGTGACGAAGTCGAACATCTGTTGTTCGTCGACGTTACTGCCTCTTAATACTGCGCTGTTTTCAAGGGTGGGGTCGTCCATGAACTTGAGATTGAAGGCTAAACCTGAGGGTGTATTTTGACTTTGTAGCAACTCACTTCGAAAAAGCAGACGCTTGAACATGTCAAAATATGTAACTGGTCCTCCGATCTCCTCGTGTATGAAAGCTTGCGTGTTAAATTCCTTTTCGTACACCTCCCAGGGCCTCGGGTTTTTTTCTTCGTTCCAACACGCGTTGGCAACGCAACACGGCATATGCGTAATCAGAAGTCGATCTGACCCAGGTTCTTCAACACCCACATAGAACGTATAGCGATAGTAAGCACTTGGTGCGGTGACAGAATTTTCCAAATTTCCGAAACCTTTGCCGCTCCACATCATCCGGCGACCGTCTATTTCGTCAATGGCCCAGCCTACAAACATTGCGTCCAGGCCATCTAGCTTGAGTTTCCAGGCCATGAACATCTCGGGGTGAGGCAACCGAGCGTGATAAAAATTCGTAATCAGCTGCCGTTGGTTGCCTTTGAGAATTTTATTTGTGATATCTGTGACCAACTCTTCCGACACTTCGTATGCAACGCTGTTCAATATCCGGCGGGAATTGAATTCTGCCTCCGAGGAGATAAACTTTTTCTGCGTCCTTTCCTTTGAAAGCTCAATACCTTTGACTCGCAAATAGGGTTTGCGCAGCGTGTGTGCGATTTCGGCCTGGAAATCGTCGATTGTGAAGCGCTCATCCATCACTTTCTTCCTCAACGTCTCGCAATTCTTTTTGTAACCTTTTTCTTTCCTCGATGAGTCGCACTTTTTCAGCGCGATTTTTTTGTACTTCGATAGAAAGTTGTATGACCTTTCCGCGCAGGGTGTCAAAATCTCCGAACTCTCTAATATTCAATATCAAATCGCGCACCGCCTCGCGGTCGAACGTGTCCCCCTTGAAATCCTTTACGTCTTTCAAATGTTGATCTATCGCCCCATCGATTTCCGCCCAGGTGGCTTTAACGTACTTTCCGTAGAGCCCATGATTTTCGAGATAGAAATCGGAGACATATTCTCTGAATTCAGACAATTCCTTCTTTGATAAAACAACAGCCATAGTTTTCTCCTTTTTTGTGGCGCAGAGAAAATATCACCGCGTGTTTGTTTATACAAGTGTATAGATAAACATTTTTGTTTACACATCGACACGAAAAAGCGTACAATCTAGGCTCACAAAAAAGGAGAAGTGATGAAATCCATCAACAAAAAGAAGTTTTACAATCGGGTTCGACGCACCTGTAAATTGCACGACATCGAGATCCGATACCGAGGTGCGCCGAAAAACTGGCGTTCGGTGGAGCTGGTGAAGGAAGATAAAGTTATGTTCAGTGATCGAGCTGAAGACTATGAGCCCCTCGATATCGATTGGGAAAGACTGCACAATGAATTGAAACAATGCGGCTGGACCGGAGGCATACGATGAGCGTTCGCCCTATCAAACAAATCAATCGTGTTTACGGTTATCTGCGTGTTTCCACTCAAGAGCAAGTGCGCTCTGGCGTTTCGTTACGACAACAACAAGACGCGATTACTGAGTTTGTGCGAGAAAAGTACAATCGAGAAGTCGACGAGTTTTTCATAGACGACGGCGTCAGTGGCACGCGCCCTATCCTGGATAGGCCGGGGTCAAAGGCATTGACCGACGCGATCGACGAATATGACGTCGTTGTGGCCACCCGATTAGACCGTTTGTCGCGTACTGCCGCGGATCTGCTCAATACCATTCCGTTCCTGGAAGAAGCGAGGGTTACTCTGTATTTCTGCGAGCAGTTTGGGGACGTTCCTATCTGCTATCCCAAACCTGTCGATCAGAAGGGCCTGAAGTCACGATTCGACATGAATGACATGGCAAACAAAATTATGTTGATGGTTTTGAGTGCAGTGGCTGAAATCGAACATGCAAACATCAAAGACAGGTTCGCCGAGGGAAAGTGTGACTGGGCAGGACGCGGTTACTTCATTGGTGGATCAGTGCCTTATGGGTATCGGATTGTTGCAGAAGAGCATGGCAATAAAACTCGTAAATACCTAGAACCCATACCACAAGAGCAAAAAGTGATAGAGGCGATTCATGCGTTACGGGGCCGCGGCAAGGGTGCAAAAGCCATAGCCAAAGAGTTGAAGTCTTTGGGATATGGGGAGCTGCATCGCAGCAAAATCGAGAAGATTCTAAAACGTAAAGTGCAGGGTATCCCAAACGCTGCATAGGGCTTATGATGCTGTTTCGTAAGGAGGCAGCATGACCCCTACAGAGAATATCGAAGAAGCGATCACAATTTTAGAAAACTCTCTGGCCACCGACTTCATGACGGATTCTGTGAGAGACATTATGACTCGTGCCGTAGAGCATCTTAAAGCCGCGTTAGCAGGTGAGTAACACTGATCTAACCGGCTGGGGGCGGGGCGCCTGGGGTGATGCAGCCTGGGGCACGCCTTTACCGGTTGAACCAACGGGAGTCCAAGCTACCCTCAGCGTCGGCTCTGTATCGGTTATCGCAAAAGCAAACGTCGTCCCGACTGGTCAATCCGCTACCGCCTCTCCTGGCTCTGCGCAAATCGTCGCCCGTGCAATCACTCAGGTGACGGGAGTTCAAAGCACGAGCGGAGTCGGTTCTGTTACAACGGTTGCAAAGGCAACCGCCTCGCCCGCCGGTGTTGGCGCCAGCTCTGCGGTGGGATCTGTTAGCACCATCGGTGTAAATAAAATCGTCCCAGACGGACAAGCGGCGACAGCAGACGTGGGTACAGCGCAAATTGTGGCGCGGGCGATCGTGCAAGTCGCCGGCGTTGGAATGACAGCGTCTGTCGGTGACGCCTTAGTGTGGGGGCGCATAGACACTAGCCAAACGCCAAACTACAATCAAATCGATGACAGTCAGACGCCCGGGTTTTCAGCCATCGATACTTCACAAACTCCGGGTTATTCAGACATAGAAGCAGCTTAACGTGAGGAATCGACATGGCAGTCTACACTAATGACCTCCGCTTAACGGAATTGGCTACAGGGGAGGGCTCGGGCACCTGGGGCGTCACAACGAATACGTCGCTTTCTTTGATAGGTGAGGCGTTTTCATTCGGTACAGAGGCAATCACAACCAATGCAGACACTCACACGACGACCATTGCAGACGGTTCTACTGATCCCGGCAGGAGCATGTTTCTCAAATACACTGGAACTCTTGATAGCACTTGCACCATCACTATAGGGCCAAACACGGTTAGTAAGTTGTGGTTTATCGAGAACGCAACCAGCGGATC